CAGAACTAAATCTACTAGATGGTGGTACTTCTGTTGGCAGTTCTATAACAGTAGCAGATGCTGATGGCTTTGTAGTTAATGATGGTGGAACAATGAAGACCATTCCAGCAACAGATGTAAAAACTTATGCTGCTGGTAGTGCTGCCACTAAGGGATTTGCTATTGCTATGGCAATAGTATTTGGATAAAAAGGAAAACATAAATGGCAACTCCAAATATAATTAATGTAGCAACAATTACTCCTAAAGTAGCAGTTGGTGCAGTCACAACAAGTAGGGCATCTATTGTTGATGTTCCTGCAGAAAATTGTGCAAAAATAAACTCACTTGTAATAACAAACATAGATGGCACTAATGCTGCTGATATTACTGCAGAGGTAAGTACAGATAATGGATCAAACTATGTAGTAGTACTAGCTAGTACAATATCTGTACCTGCTGATGCATCATTAGTTTTAGTGGGTAAAGACAATGGATTTTACTTAGATGAAACAAACATACTTGCATTAACAGCTTCTGCAGCTAGTGACTTAACATACTTAGTTAGTTATGAACTTCTGATAGATTAAAGGCAATTAACAATGGTAAGACGTAATGGTGGTTTTATTGGTACTGATGGATTAGATGCACCTGATCCACCCACAGGTGTTACTGTTACAAAAGGTAATGCATCAGTTAGTGTAGCTTTCACTGCCCCTACTGATGTAGGTACTAGTGCTATCACAGGTTTTGTAGCAACAACAGATGCTGGTGATGGTGGAACAGGAAGTTCTTCACCTATTACTATAAGTAGTTTAACTAATGGTACAGCATACACAGCTAGAGTTTATGCCATCAATGCTTATGGTACATCTGCTGCTAGTGATGCTTCTGCTAGTTTTAGTCCTGCACTTTCAAGAGGAGTATTTGCTGGTGGAAAACCAAGTGGTACTATTGTAAATGTAATTCAATACATTGATATTTCTACTACAGGTAATGCTACAGACTTTGGAGACTTAACCGAAATTAAACGTGGTGCAGCAGGAATGGCTTCTAGCACTCGTGGGTTATTTGGTGGGGGCTATGCTGCTGATCAGTCAAAAGCTATAGATTATATAACAATAGCTACAACAGCTAATGCCCAAGATTTTGGAGATTTAACTGTTACTGGTTCTCAAATGGCTGGAATAAGCAACTCTACTAGAGGAATAGCAGTAGGTGGTGATGGTAGGACTGCTGTTATAGATTACGTAACAATAGCCAGTTTAGGTGATGGTACAGATTTTGGTGATTGTACAAACTCAGAAAATCAAGCTGGTGTTTCTTCCTCTACTAGAGGTGTGTTTGCTTCTCCTGGTGCAGGTTCTCTTCTTATACATTACATTACAATAGGTAGTACAGGAGATGAAACAGATTTTGGTAATTTATCTGTAGGTAGGGGTAGTATGGCTGGGATGTCTAATGGCACTAGAGGTCTTTTTTCTGGCGGGAATACATATGTAAATATTATAGATTTTGTAAATATAGCCTCTACAGGAAATGCTACTGACTTTGGAGATTTAACGGTTGGTAGAAGATCACCTAAAGGAACTAGCTCTTCTACTAGAGGTGTCACTATGGGAGGATCAAACTCAAGTGGAACTTCTCTTAATGTAATAGATTATGTTACTATGGCTACAACAGGTAATGCTCAAGACTTTGGAGACTTAACACAGGCTTTAAAAACAGGCAGTGCCATTTCTTCTGACCACGGAGGGTTACAGTAATGCCTAACTATAATGGCGTATGGAGCCTCTCAACACAGTATCAGAATGCTAGTGGCTGGGGATTTACTGGTATTCCTTCTGCTGTTTTTGCAGGTGGTGAGACTAGAACTACTACAATAGAATTTATTAAAATTGAAACAGATGGAAATGCTTTAGACTTTGGTGATCTTACAAGAGAACATGGTGGTGGTGCATCTGCTGCAGCTAGTTCTACTAGGGCTTTATTTGCTGGTGGTAAAGATAGTTACACAAATGTAATAGATTTTATAACTTTTGCAACAACAGGTAATGCTACTGATTTTGGTGATTTATCAGGAGCAGTTAAGCAAGGGCCATCTGGTTTATCTAATGGCACTCGTGGTGTGTTTGCAGGTGGTAGCATTAATGATAATGACCGCATTAATGTAATTGAATATGTTACCATAGCTAGTGCAGGTAATGTTACAGATTTTGGAAACTTAACTGCTGATAGACGTAATACTTCTGCTTTTGCTAGTACAACTAGAGGTGTAGTAAATGGTGGAACTACTGATAGTGCAAATAGTGATATAATGGATTATATAACTACAGGTACAACAGGTAATGCTACTGATTTTGGTAACTTGCTTGCTGCTACTGAAACTACAGCAGGTTGTTCTAGTGCTACAAGAGGTTTAATTGCTGGTGGGTTTACAGATGCAGTTATTAACGTAATCCAATATGTAACTATAGCTTCAACAGGTAATGCTTCAGACTTTGGAGATTTAGTTAGAGTTAGTAGTGGCGTTTCTGGAGTTTCTACTGCCACTAAAGCAGTCTTTGCTGGTGGGTCAAATGATTCAGGTGTATTTACTACTTTGCAAAAAGTTACCATAGCCTCTACAGGTAATGCTGCAGAGTTTGGTGATTTAATACAAACTAATAGTAAGGCTTCTGGAGCTTCAGCATCACACGGAGGCATAGCCTAATGTCACAAACACGATACCTTAAAAGCATGATTACACCTACACTAGTAGAGCCTACTACTAGTGATGCAAACATAGTAGGCGTAGCATCTGGTGTGTGGTCTGTTCAAGATCAACTAGAAGCTAAACGTGGTGGTGCATGGCCTGATGCTAGTGTAGCTAATCCAGATGAATTTATTGAGAATAACTTTAGTACGTTTTTGTATACAGGTGATGGAAACTCTGGTAGAGCCGTTACTACTGGTATAGATTCTGTAAATAAAAGTAGTTTAATTTGGATTAAACGAAGAGATGACGAACAGAGTCATGGTTTATTTGATACTCTACGAGGTGTTGATACACGAGTAGAAAGTGAAGCTAGTGATGGTAATCAAACTCTTGGTGGAGATTCTTTACAAAGTTTTACTTCAACAGGTTTTACTGTTGGAAGTCACGATTTAGTAAATGGAAATAACAAAAAATATGTTTCGTGGAGTTTTAAAAAAGCCCCTAAGTTTTTTGATGTAGTTAAATATGAGGGTACAGGTTCTGCTAGAACAGTAGCTCACTCTTTAGGTGGCACTGTGGGTATGATACTCATAAAAAACTTAGATCAGACAGACAACTGGGCAGTTTATCATAGAGGTGCTGATGCTTCTGCACCAGAGGATAAATATATTATACTTAACACATCTTCTGCAGTGGCTGACAGTGCTAACTGGTGGAATGACACTGCTCCTACCACAAGTGTGTTTACTGTAGGTACAGACCATGCAGTTAATGCTAATGGTGAAAACTATATAGCCTACATCTTTGCCCACGAAACAGGGTCTGACTCTATGATCCAGTGTGGCAGTTACATAGGTAATGGTAATAATACTGGCCCTAGTATTGATTTAGGTTGGGAACCTCAGTGGTTACTACTTCAAAATATAACAGATGGTGATTCTGTTATGATGTTTGATACTATGCGAGGATTTGACTACCGTGGAGATGATGTTGTTTTACTAGCTGATACAATTGATGGTGAAACTAACGATTATTCAGGACAAGGTTTTAGTACAATAGTACCTACCTCCACAGGTTTTAATGTTGTTAAAAGCATTGGTTATGTAAACAATAATAATAGCAGGATGATCTACGTAGCAATCAGAAGACCTAACATGGCTACCATAACGGATGCTACTAAGGTGTTTGATATATCTGCTGGTGCGGATACAAACCAAACACCTTTTCCTGTAGATATGTTTATTAGAGGTCACACTGCTGGTGGTGGTGACAATGAATTATTAACAAGACTTCTAGGAAATACACGGCTAGATACAAATAAAACAAGTGCTGAAGCTGCTGTCGGTTATGATGCCTTTGGATCAAATACAAGTGCTGGTGGATCAGGCTGGGGTACAGGTTATGTATTTTGGAACTGGAAACGTGCCAAAGGTTATTTTGATGTAGTTGCTTATACGGGCACAGGTAGTGCTAGAACTGTAGCTCATAACCTTGGTGTTGTTCCAGAAATGATGTGGGTGAAGCAACGCCCGTATTCATCTGACTGGAGAGTTTATCATTCTGCACTAGGAAATGTTAAGGTGCTTGTACTCAACACAGATGCTGCTTCTGCTAATCTCACTTCTGCGTGGAACAGTACAACTCCAAGTTCAACTGTGTTTACACTTGGGAGTTCAAATGACGTAAATGAAAACCCTTTGGCCCACATAGCCTACCTCTTCGCAACACTAGCAGGGGTAAGCAAAGTAGGATCAGTATCACACTCAGGAAGTTCAACAGATGTAGACTGTGGGTTTTCAGCAGGTGCTAGATTTGTATTACTTAAACGTACTGATGCATCAGGAGATTGGTTTGTTTGGGATAGTGCTAGAGGTATAATTGCAGGAAATGATCCTTATTTACTACTAAATGATCCTGCAGCACAGGTAACTAATACAGACTTAATAGACCCATTAGCATCAGGTTTTCAAATCTCAGGTGACTTTACTGATGGTGACTATATATTTTATGCTATAGCTTAGAGGAACAAATGGGATTACTTAGATACAGAGAAACAGGTGAACTAGTTACAGAGACAGAGTTTCGTTTTAGAAATAGAAAACGTAGACCACTTAATGTACCTGAACAAGGTAAGCTAACAGAGGCATGGCTTAATGGTGAAGGTGTAGACATTGTGTTTGATGGGCCAAAGTCAGGGCCAGTATGTGATGGTGCATTTAAGAACTCTGATGGTAGATGGTACACCCAATGGTCTAACGGATAGTGCTTGCATTTACTTTAAAAATATGGTATAACTCTTTTTTAAGAAGGAGTTACTAATGTCTACAGAACTAGCTATTACTACTACACTAAATGAAGCACTACCTACTGCTGCCCCTGAGTACAAGTCTATGCTCAGTAACATAGCTGAGAAGATGCCAGCAGTTACACAGGCCACCAGCAACTTCCACAAGTCACACAGTCAGTTTATGGGAGTTACACTAGACGTAACAGCTATCACACCCATACGTAGCATTAAGCACACACTGGCTGAGATAGACAAAACACGTAGTGCTCTACAGGAAGCTTACATAAACCTACGTAAGAAAGAAGTAAAGCTAAAGAAGAAGCAAGCTAAACTGATAGACTGTCGTGAACCTCTTGCTCGTGAGTTACTAGAGATAGAGATACTAGAGATACAAGGTCACTTAGAAGGTACACGTAATGCAGTACAGGGTGCTGTACGTAAGATGAACTTCTTTACTAATCAGTATGACAACCTGATGAAGAAGATAGGTAAAGAAGAACTAAGTGAGGAAGACTACGAACTAGAAGAAGCACGTTATCACATTATGACTTGTATGAAGCAAGCTTTAAATAGTGCAAGACCAAGGCAAGGTGTGATTGACGAAGGTAACATGATCTACTTATTTGACTTAGGTATCAACGCAGCCCAAGCTCAAGCAGAAGTATTCTCTTACCTTAACTGGGAGAATGAATTAGTTACACAAGGCAAAGCCCCAGAGCATGAGCATACAGTACAGTGGCTTGAGGGTTGTGCAGATAAATGGGCAGGGTGTCCTGCAGCATTTGCTAACAGTAGAGGCTTTGATGTATTTGATCCTACATCATTA